ACCCCTCTCTTTCTTGCAGTTTTTCATTGTGTAATGAACCGCCTTACCTTCCGGTAGGGCTTTACGAAACTGACCAAGATAGTTGTGAACGCATTTTACTACGTTAGCTTTACCCATTCCTTCATAGTTATAAGGTACATCGAAATACTGACCAGCTTTAAGCTGATTGACTGTCTCCATAAACTCCACGCGAAGCATAGCTTCCTTCGTTGGCGGTTTTGGATGGTCTTGGATTGTGAACATTTTGCACTCCTGCGTTTGTCCATTAGGCGACTCTGTAAACCCTGAGTCCACTTCGCCTTGAGTGGGGGTCTTCGTATTTCCTGACAGAAAATTTTGTATCTTCTGAAACATTGGAAGATTGATCTTGCTGAATTCTTCTGATGGCAGACCTAATCGCATTGGTCTTAGCTTTGCGATGCGCCTCGCCTTCAGTCGAGATAAAAAAAGATTGGTCAACGCGCATTGCCCCGATTATCTCTTTGAAGTTGCTGGGTAGGCTCTCGCCTGTCCCGAACCTGTTGTCCTTTGGTAAGGGGACATTGTCCTCCAGTACCAACAAATTGTCGTTGTTGCTCGTCATAGTGTATGGCCTCGCAGTCCTCAAGTTCCTGTAACAAATTTTTTAATCTAGCCATGAATCCAACGTGTCTGTGTTAAGGTGAAGGCCGAATGTATCAGGAACACAATACATTGACAACAGTAGACATCAAAATATATGGTGAACCAGCGTCGAAAGCGAACAGCAGAAAGCTTGTGACAATACGCGGTAGACCTGCGTTTATTAAAAGCAAGAAAGCTAGGGACTATGTAGCCATGTTTGACAAGCAATGCCCTGCGCTAACTGAGATGTTGGAAGGGGATCTGTCGGTCACCATGACTATTTTCTACGCAACTAGGCGACCTGACTTGGATGAAAGTGTAATCTTAGATTGTATGCAGGATAAGATTTACAAGAACGATAGGCAGGTCAAAGAGAAACATATCTACTGGGGACTTGATCGTGATAACCCAAGAGCAGAAATTACGGTTACAGAGAAAAGTGATCTTGCAAACGATTAAAGACTTAGACGGCAGCAGCGCCCGTGAGCGTGTGGACGCCATCAAGTACTTCTACGATGAAAGGCAAGCAGCAGGGATACGAGTACAACAACCCTTAGAGTTGAGGCGTAAGGCTTTGGACGCGGCAAAGCTTAAAGGGGCGCAGAGAACTAGGGCCGTCAATGACATTGTCGAAGAAATAGAGGAGGAGTTCTCTAGGAATATGCCTAGCTGGGCATCTTCCTAGTTTTATTTAGGTAATTTCTAAGCTAGGCATATGCTTGGCTTGGCATATTCCTAAGACAACCTGACGGTTGATTTTAACCACAGCAAAAGCAGGAGTGCAAATGCTAAAACAAGAAGACTTGGATTCAATCCTAGTCCAATACACAGAGGATACGAGAATTGTTTGCCCAGAATGTGGCGACAAAAGAAAGAAAAAAGGGCAGAAAACACTAAGTTTAACGATGGACGGGAACACAACTCTGTACTACTGCCATCACTGCGGCCTCACAGGCAAAACCAAACACCCTGATTATCGGGAGCCAGCGCCTAAAGTAAGAGCGATATCGGTTCCCAAGACAACCAACACCGAACTAATCAGCAGATATCTTTCGGGGCGCGGCATAAACCCAGCACTGGCCGATAAGTATTCTGTGGTGAACGGTAAAAAATTCTTCCACGGCCACGGTGAGCAAAGCGCAATCGGCTTTGTCTACGGCAACAAAGAGGCTGTGAAGTGGCGTAGCGTTGAGTCCAAGGCGTTTACTCAGGACGGCGCTGCCCGAACCCTTTGGGGTGTTGAGCATATCGCTGACGATGCAACCGTCTTGGTGATTGTCGAGGGCGAAATGGATTTATTGGCGTGCGCTACAGCAGGGATAGATTACTGCGTGAGTGTTCCCAATGGCGCACCACAGAAAGTTTCGGCAAAACAAATAAGCCCAGAGGAAGACAATAAGTTTGCCTACGTCTGGGCGGCAAAGGATTTGATTGAGCGAGTAGACAGGGTAGTCATTGCTGTTGACGGCGATGATGCCGGCGTTGCTCTTGCTGAGGAACTGGCAAGGCGTATTGGAAGGGCTAAGTGCTGGTCTGTCGAGTGGCCTGACGGCTGCAAAGACGCAAACGATGTCTTGCAGAATCTAGGTGCTGAGGCGTTGTCTTTAGCTATTGATCAGGCAGCAGCTATGCCATTAGAGGGCGTCTACTCTGCGGATGATTACGCCCTAGAGATTGCTCACCTCTACGACAAAGGCTTGGTTGGCGGCTTGTCTACTGGGATAGCTTCTGTAGATAAGCTGTTTACTGTGGTGCCGGGGCAATTGTCTGTGGTTACTGGGTTGCCGGGATCTGGTAAGTCAGAGTTCATTGATCAGATTATGGTGAACCTTGCTGAGTCTGAGGGTTGGAAGTTTGCTGTTGCCAGCTTTGAGAACCCACCACCTTTGCACGTTGCAAAGCTAAGCGAGAAGTATGTAGGTAAGCCGTTCTTTGAGGGGATGCCTGACCGCATGAGCAGGGTTGAGTCAGTCGCTGCAATGAAATGGGTTTCTGATCATTTTCTATTCCTAGAACAGCGCGGAGGCGAGGCTGCGACTATCGACAGTATCTTAGACCGTGCGAGGCAAGCTGTTATGAGACTGGGCATCAGAGGCTTGGTCATAGATCCCTACAATTACATTTCGCAAAGCCGATCAGCAGATAACGAGCATCAAGGCATCAATGAGATGCTGACTAGGCTGGTGGCTTTCGCTAGATCAAACCAGATACACATTTGGTTTATTGCTCACCCAGCGAAGATGGCGACTAATCCTGACGGCACAACAGCAGTTCCCAAGGGAATGAATATCTCAGGCAGTGCAGCTTTCTTTGCTAAGGCTGACTTGGGGATCACTGTACACCTCAGCCCTGAGAAGGCGAGCGAGATACACGTTTGGAAGGTTAGGTTCAAATGGATTGGCACAACAGGCGGCACCGTCTTGGACTACGACATACCCACAGGTCGGTACAGCGAACTAAAGCTAGAGGATCTGCCAGACCCGTTTACGCCTAGAGTTCCAGACTGGAACGAGACAGACGATGACTGGGACTTTGAAAAATAAACAGGTGAATGACATAGGCACGGCGGCACTGCACCGCCGCCATGTCATCAGCTTAGAGCAAGCCGATAGCGGCGTTGGCCGCGCTCGCGTCAGTGATCAGATGTTTATTGACAAGTTATTACTTAAGAAGTCCATCACCATTCGGCATCATCAAGCGGCAGAGCGAATACTTTCGCAAGCTGTTCAGGCTGGGGTTTACTTGAAGTCTCCAGACATGACAGCAACATTTGGCGGCAGCGGTCACGGCAACCGTAACGACAGGCTGCTCAGGCTCAGCAGAACTTTCCGAAAAATCACAAAAGAGTTTGGGGAGCGAGCCGCAACTGTAACCTACTTGATGATAGTAGAAGACCAGCCCACCGACTCGCAGTCAGACATCGACACGCTAATATCAGTCCTTGAGTTTGTATAAGAAAACTAACCTGTTGTCTTGAGTACCGATAGCCGCGTTGTTGGCATGTGTTGTCACGGGCAGCCGACCCCTCCAAAAATCCTCTGAAAGCCCCATGTTTATTGGGGTTAATTTTACGCAAAAATGCGTAAACCGAATCTGCCACCTACAGGTGTGTTCTGTGTTCCAGTGGTAATGTTGTTGCCAGCTTCGTAACCAATGCAGACCTTTGTGTTCCTACAACAGTGTTGTGCGACCCAGTGGTGAAAAACACAATCATAGGTGACCCTCAAATTTTGGGCGCAAGACGTACCTCTGCATAGGATCAGAGGGGTATAAATTTTTTTATGGTTGGGGAAAAGGGTTTACAGATTGGGTAGGGGTATAGGATTGCAGGACGCAAGCCTTATCTATTGACTGGTCAATAAAAGGGAAGGGGGGAACCCCTAACCAAGCGGGAGATGCTTGGCTGGGGTTATAAAACGCAGGAGTCCGATAAGTAGAACGCAAAACACTTCAGCGGTCAACTACTCGCAATCGGGGCACAATAGGAACATTCGACCATCATCGTCCTGCTCTTCGTGCATCTCAGCACCGCAGTCCTCGCAGATGTCAGCGTCGAACTCGTAAGGGTTATGGAAAGAACTATCGGGACGCTCAATCATTAGTGAAGCTCCCCGTCTGGGCAGGTGCATTCTTCATCCTGTCTTACCAGAAAGTCGCAGTAGTCAGACGCAGCTTGCACGCAGACCAGCGACGCCTCTTGAGGGGATTCCACGTTATAAGCCGCCATGATGACGCCAATGAGCATGGACATCTGCCACGGCCCCTCTATCTCGCTGGGCAGTGCTGCGATCAGTTCTCCCTTTACTTTTTCAAACTCTTCGTGTGAGTTCATTCTATTACCTCGCTATCTTCTTCAATGTCATCAATGTCAGAAACAAACCAAAACGGAACGAACAACAGCATTGTCGCTATCGGAAAGGCTATTGCGGGGTATAACCCCACGCCCTCATGCATGTATTCAAATCCTAGAAACGCCATAGCCGCAGAGAGCGCAGCGCAAGACAACGAAACCGACACCGTAATATATGGGTGCATATCTATTCTCCAACTTAAATGAAAGGGGCCGAAGCCCCTAGGTTACTTTGATGATCTCACCGAAAGGCTCACAGCCGCGCCACATCGGGTCACGATCAGTGGTTGCCCAGAACACCGGATAGTCAGGCATCGTGAAGTCGTGCCGTGCATTAGGCCCAACCTCGCCCCAACCATCGGTAAAGTAGATCATCGCGCATGGTTCGATATCGTTGCGCTCAACGTAGTTGAACGGTGGATTGAACTCAGTGCCGCCGAACTCAGGAATCTTGAGCGTTAGCTCCTCATGCCTGTCGAATTCCTCAACACCGCACACTGTATCGTGGCAGTAGATGACTACAGTCCTGATGGGCTGCACCTCGTCAATGATGTCCTGCACATGCCCAGCGTTCATGTTCAACTCTTCTTGAGTCATTGAGTAGCTGACATCCTGCACCACAACAAGCTCGCCGTTAGGCTCACGGTTCTGCGTGGGCATCACCAAGCCGCGAGCCATCAGGCGTCGGTCAGGTCGAGCAAAGGTATGCTCAGACAAAACGAACTGATCAAACGCAGACTTGAGGTGCTGGTGCCAAGGAACCGGATCACCAGAAAATCCGTTGATTATCTGATCAACGCTCGCGCCACGGCCAGAGCCATTGTCGCGAATCTTTTCATGGGCCTTGGCAGCCTCAAACACTTGCGAGGCGATCTCACGCTCAGCAGCGGCCTTGGCATCGTCGGACATACCCTGCCCATCGTCACCAGCAGCCTCCCAGACCTCACCCCAAGGCGCGTCAGGATCAGCATGGCCATCACCAGCAGCGGAGCCACTGTCGCCCTCACCGTCGCCCTCAGCGCCACCAGTGCTGGGCTGGTCGCCGTCTTGGGTGCCGTTGTCGCCAGCCTGTGCCTGACCCTCGCCATCGTCGCACTGCTCGCCCTCGCCCTCATCGTTGCTGGGCTGATCGCCCTCAGACTGAGGTTGTGGTTTGTTTATGATCGTGTAGATCTGCTCAGCAGACATGCCGACATAGTCGGTGCTGTAGAGTCCACCGAAAACATCGAACCCGTCACGCACCAGCGCATAGTTGATTGCGTAGTCGGCAGCTTCGTTCCACAACTTGTGGTCACGGTTGCCCTTGCGCAGGTGATGGAACCCATCAACGTGCATAACCTCGTGCGCAATCACGGTCATAATGAACCGGACACCGTGCTCTTTTTCCTGCTCAACTACCCAATTCTCATTGACGTAGATTGACTTGCCATCGGTTGCCATAGTCGCGGTCTTGGTGCTGGGGATCAGCTCCAATTGATATGCGCGGAAGGCAAAATAAGGAAAGGTTTTGAGTAGGCGCTTACGCGCCTCGACCACAATTTGCATACCATCCATAACTATTCTCCAGTTAATCCCATAGGCCGGTGAGGTTGTCCACAATGGACTTGGCAGTCGTTGCCACCGCTTTACGCTCAGTCTTAGACTCGCGCAGCTTGGCTGGATCTAAGTCTGCAAGCTTGGTCAGCAGGGCGTTGCCAGCTTGGGTCAGCTTGGGGTCACCCGTAATATTGAGAGACGGCAGTACAGCAGCCAGCTCCTCAATCTTTTCGACAGTGTTGTCGGTGAACTTGCTCGCACGCTTGGCACCCGCAGCCTTCTCACCGTGGCGCTCTAAGCCGTCGATCAGCGCCTGTAAGGTATCGACCACACGCTCATGCACAGACTCAGTAGCAGCCTCTACGCGCTGGGTGATACGGGCCTCAGTGTCTGCCTTTATCTTGGCAATTTTGTCAGCGGGTAGGTTGACCCTGATATCGCCAGAGTCAGGCATGGCGCGAAGCTCATAGCTGAACTGGTACTTACCAATGATGTATTCAGGCGTGGGGTAGTCGTTAATGTCGAAAGACAAGCCGGAGTTAATCGCAGCATCTTTAAGAATGTTAGGCCACTCGCGCACAACCTCGCGCTTTAGATCCTCTGCATAGTCAACCTTCTTGATCCACTCAGCCTCAAAGGTTTCGATGTTCTCGACAGGCATAAGTCTAACGCCGTCCTCCCAAGGCACGCTCAAAGGATTAAGGACAGTGTTGCGTAGTTGCCCAGTAATTCTGCTCAAGGCTTTGATTGGTGCAGCTTCCAAGAGCCGCCGTGTAACGGTGAAGCTTTTCGGGTTGCCCTGTTGGCGTGCTGCTACGTCAGCGGATAAGTCCGCATCTTTTGTGGTGTTAGCGAACTTGGTGATGGTTGCGGTCACTAGCATTGCGTTGTTTTGAATTTTATCCATTGGTCATTGACTCCAAAATAAAGAAGGGGCCGAAGCCCCGTTAGGGTTTAGCGGGTTGCCTTGTGGGCAACATACTCAGGGGTTGAGATCAGGTCTGCGTCACGGCGCGTTGCCAGCGCCCAGAACACCTCGACCAGTTCTTCGTTAATGCGCTTGAGAACCGTTACCGCATTGCCAAGGGTGTCAGTGGTCACACGCGCAGCAATAGCAGCGGTCACCGCATACTGCGTTGTGATCTCATTCGGCAGCGGCACGTTGTGCGGATCTGATAAGAACAGGTTGATGTTAGGCATTGACCTGAACGTCCTCACAAACGCCATGAACTCAGCAGCAGCGCCGAAACCGACGCACCCTTCAATGGCGATCTGCTCTAGCTCAGCAGGTAAATCGTCCTCCAAGATGTCAGACACTGATTCCCAGCCGCGAGGTGTAGCGATAGCCACCCTGTCTTTTGATGTAGCGCCATCGGGAAACTCGTGAATGAGTCCGGCCTGATCACCGGACGCCTCACCGCGAAACTTTAGGAACGCGATCACCAAGGGGTTGACGCCGATATCCGCGAAGTAGTCGCTAGTCTCAGCAGCAGACGGGGTAACGTCTAGGTGATACTTAAAACGGGTGCTGATGGCAGCGTCCATGCGGCCAGATACACCAGCGCCGTCATGGGGGCGGTTAGATGCAGCGATAACAAACCAGCCCTTGGGCAGGATGTAGTCGCCTATGCGCCGCTCATTGAGTAGCTGGTAACAAGCGTTCTTGGTGGACTCGCTACCAAGCTGCATCTCATCCAAGAATAGGATGCCCCGCTCGCCGTCGCGCTTTTCCTGCGGCAACCAGTCAGGTGTGGCAAATGAGGTCATGCCATCGACTAGGTCAGGGATGCCTCGCGTATCAGCAAAGTCTAGCTGAGATAGTCTCGCGTCGATCAGGCCCACGGCTTGCTCGTACCGCTCGCTGAGTGCGTCCACCAGTTGCTTAACAATGGCAGACTTACCGACGCCGTAGACGCCCCACAAGTAGACGGGCAGGTGACGCTTAGCGCCAGCGAATTGTGATACCGCGTGCGCGAGTAACAGTTGTGCAGCCTGAGAAGGGCTGACTTTAGGTGCGTTAATTGATGTAGCCATAATGGTCATCACTCCAAGTTGTTGTTGGTTATCCAAGACCGCCCTCTTGCGCGGTTTCACGCTGGTTACCAGCCAGCACTCATCAGTTGGAAAAGGTTAGGTTGTCGGTGAACAGCTTGAGTTCTGCGTGTTCCCAGTTGTCGAGCCATTCGATCTGCGCTTTGACTTGCGGCCATGTCATTGTGTGACCTACCTGCCTGTCGTAATCACTAAGCATGCGGTCAGACAATTTGCCAATGCTCAGAATCCATTGCAGCCGCTCACGGTTGGTCAGGTTGGTGCGGTCTAGGTTCTGCTTGATGTCATCAATGTCGGAGTTGTATTCATCAATCATCGGATACGCTCCCAATAAGAATTGACTGGGCGATAGCGGCAGTCCCAAGTGTCTACAAGGTAGCCATGCTCCACCGCCGTCAGGTGTCGGCTGTTACGGACAATCGCCACTCCGCGAAAGTCCCAGTCTGCAAGCTTGATTAGCTTGCCGTTGTCATCACGAGGCGGCTTGCGTTTGACCAGCCCTTGATCCTCAGCGTAGGCAATCCAGACCTTGTCGTGATTTGGGTAGGCACCCATCTCAAGACCGAAAGCCATAAGGTCGTGGAACACTTTGCCGTAGGACTCGCCTGTCACAATGCTGATTGAGCGCACAACGCAGTCATCCTTGAATGACCTACATATGCGGCCAGACTCTTCCCATTGTTGGAATTTGAGCATCTTAGAAACCTCCCATTGATGCAGCGCCGTGGCTGCGGGTTGTTGTTTTGATCTTGGCAACGATTGCTCGTTTGCGTTCGATCAGTCGGTTTAGAAACAGGCGGCGGCGATTGTGTCGCAACACCCGTTGTCGTTCTGAGTCAGTCATCACACTTTCTCCAAATATCGAATCAACAATAGCCACTCAGTAAGTGGTCATTGGTGAGCCGAAGCTCTGCGGTAGCTGGGGCGGTGAACCTCAGCCAATAGCCCGAACCGCATGTCGGCATTTGTATGCCTGTCGGGGAACTGTGTATCGCTTTACGGCTTTCGCGTGCGCCTGACCTTGGGGTCAAGTGGCAGGGCTGCCCGTGCGGGACGACCTTCACCATGTGGGGGATTGTACACCTATGAACGCAGTACACAACACCCAGTAGTCAGTAAATAGTTAAGCTGGAATCAGCAGGCCTGCATCTCATCAAGCGTTGCGCCGATTTTTTTGGTGTATGCCGTCATCTTTTCCACGGCTTCTGCCCATGTGTCAGCACCATCAGCAAAGTAGCCTGTATCGACATAGCCGTCTGCAAAGCTCCAAACGCAAGCGGCGTTACTGCCTTTTCTCCACTTGCCAAAACAGCTAACCGATTGTCCGTTTTTTGTGATTGTTCTTTTCATATCTAAATACTCTTCGTGTTCCTGCATATGAAACGAGCGGCATAGGAAATGATTACAAAAATAATAAAAATAATTTACACGGCAGGCAGCAGCAGGCAGCGGGCATGATTCGACTATAGATAGAAACGCGCGGGCGAATACCAGATAGCAGTAAGCAATACAAGTATTGACAGGCAAATAAGTAGTAAATAACCAGTAACGAGTAGAAAGTACTTAGTAATCAACAAGTTAGATGCGAATTCCCGTCTAAGCGTATTTCACGGTTAACTGGTGCATATGTATGGCTAGGACAAAACAGGGCTTAGAACGCAATTCTGGGCGTCCTATCTACAAGTTCAGAATGTCAAGCTTTATCTATTCACTGGTTACTGCGTACTGGTGGCAGACGGCCAAGGTGGGCGGCGTTATCATTTCGGCAAACAGGTATCACGGCATCGGATCATGGGCAAACCCAAGTCAGGACTAACAGCAAAGCAGCGGCATTTTGCATTGGCACTCAGCAGCGGCGCTGGGATGACGCTAAGTGATGCGTACCGTGAGGCATACGACTGCAAGAACATGAGCAGTGCAGCCATTAGGACGGAAGCCAGCAGGCTTGCGGCGAACCCTGCCATTACCCTATTGACTGAGCAGCAAAGGGAGCGGAATCAGCGTGCAGTATCGGCCTCTGAGGTCGGAGACCGTGACCGTGTGCTAAATCGCCTTCGGCAGTGGATGGATGATGCAGAGCCTACCGACACCAACAAGCTCAAGGCTGCACAGTTGCTAGGGCAAACCGTGGGCATGTTTAAGGATGTGGTCGAGACCAATGCCGGCGACCGTGCAAGCACTGAGGTTGCAGCGGAGATAGAAAGACGATTGGCAGTCCTGCAAGGTGCCGACGATAAGCAGCCTAACGATAGCCTCCACTAACCTCTACTATCACCACACGCAAACAGGTTGCACACGTTGCACAGAGTACACAAACAGTTACAGTACGCTGCACACAATACGCTAACGGTTGTACACCCCGCCCCTTCGTGTAACCAGTCAGCATCCGTGGACACCCCTGCACCCCCCCCTACACCAGTTACATGCCACCGTCTATATACATAGTAAAACGCTCAAATAATTACCCAAAAAATATATACCCCGTAGACAGTACACAGTAAATCTCCTTTTTTTGCAGGGAAAAGGGGTAGGATTCCTAGGCCCAAAAAATTTTTCACAAAAATTTCAAGCCGGGTCTTGCCTCATCCTTGTCAAGTGTGTAACTTCTGTATAATCAGTTATTCCTCTCTTAGGAATATGCCTAGCTAGGTAGATGCCACCCACGGTAGATACATAAGTTTATTAGGTAGATTACTAAGTTTGGGTAGATTCCTAGGCTAGGAATATTCCTAGAGGAGCTTTATGTCGGTTCTTGACAGAGTAGATCCCAAGCTTCTAAAGCAGATACCCAATCTTCCTGAGCATGAGCAGCGTGAGATACTTGCGCTCATAGAAGAGCTAGAAGAGGCAGAAAACAAAGAGCAAGCCCGTGAAGGGTTTATGCCGTTCATCAAGCGGGTTTGGCCTGCTTTTATTGAAGGGCGTCACCACAAGATCATGGGTGATGCTTTTGAGAAGGTTGCTCGCGGTGATCTGAAGCGGTTGATTATTAATATGCCGCCAAGACACACTAAGTCTGAGTTTGCATCGTACTTACTCCCTGCTTGGTTTCTGGGTAACTTCCCAGAGAAGAAGATCATTCAGACGGCGCACACTGCTGAATTATCTGTAGGGTTTGGCCGTAAGGTTCGTAACCTAGTAGACAGCGATGATTACAAGACTGTATTTCCAGAATTAGGATTACGCGCCGATTCAAAAGCGGCTGGCCGATGGAGTACAAACCAAGGCGGTGAATACTTCGCTATCGGTGTTGGTGGTGCTGTGACTGGTAAGGGCGCTGATCTTTTGATCATTGATGACCCTCACAGTGAGCAAGAAGGCCAGAGTGCCGATCCCGGTGTGTTCGATAAGGTTTACGAATGGTACACCTCCGGGCCTAGGCAGCGTCTACAGCCGGGGGGCGCAATCATTGTTGTAATGACCCGATGGCATAAACGCGATCTTACTGGTCAGATCATCAAGTCTTCAGTACAGCGTGCTGGTACGGATGAATGGGAAGTTATTGAGTTCCCTGCGATCATGCCGTCAGGCAAGTCGCTATGGCCTGAGTTCTGGCCTCTACCTGAGCTAGAGTCGCTTAGAAACGAATTACCAGCGCCCAAGTGGAACGCACAGTATCAGCAGAACCCTACATCAGAAGAGGGCGCGTTAGTTAAGCGTGAATGGTGGCGCGAATGGGACAGCGATGTCCCGCCAGCTTGTGAGTTTATTATTCAGTCTTGGGATACGGCATTTCTCAAGACTCAGCGTTCAGACTTCTCAGCCTGTACAACATGGGGTGTTTTTTATCATCCAGACGATACAGGCACTATGCAGGCAAATATTATCTTGCTGGACGCGCATAAAGAGCGGCTAGAGTTCCCAGAGCTAAAAAAGAAAGCTTTTGAGTTCTACGGCTACTGGGAGCCTGATGCTTGTATTGTTGAAGCCAAGGCGGCAGGTACACCGTTAATCTTTGAGTTACGGGCAATGGGCATTCCTGTTGCGGAATACACCCCGTCTAGAGGTAACGACAAGATTAGTCGTGTAAACGCGGTATCGGATCTATTTGCTTCTGGTAACGTGTGGCGACCTAATACTAGGTTTGCAGAAGAGGTTGTGGAAGAATTTGCATCGTTTCCTGCTGGTGAGCATGATGACCTTGTGGACTCATCTACACAGGCGCTATTGCGGTTTAGACAGGGCGGGTTCTTACGACTACTCAGTGATGAAGAGGACGAGCCTTTTTATCCAAGAAAGGCCAGTTATTATTAATGCCATATCTCCAAAGTAACATCCCGTACTTTAAGTGCTGGGTGAGAAAAGAGTACACGCATAACCATACTAAATATCATGGAGAGTTCCTTCATGCTATGGCGATTGCGGTGACCACAATGCCTACAAGATGCTTGAGTTTTCAGGTTATCTTTACTGGGGCAGAAACCTACGACACTGACGAGCCGAATGTTCATGGTGGCGCAATGTGGGCAAGGATGCCGATAACGGCTCTGGTTGCCGATACACCGTATGAGGAATGGCCTGAGCCAATGCCTGTATGGGCAGCGCAGCCTTGGGACTGTAGCTCTAGAGATCACAGCGTGTATGTTTTGGACAGGGCGACACCTTGTCCTTGGATGGCGAAGATAGACGGTCATTTCTACCCTGCGAAGTATTACTTCACGGTAGATTACACCAACAACGAAATTGCAGATGACCCTGCTCAGCATAAGCAGAGTCATGTTATGGAGCTACTTGATGCTGGCCCGTACACGGGAAACATCGTAGCTTTGCCGAATAATCGTGTTAGGGTCACGCATCCTGCATGGTTTGAGACAGGAGAGGGTGCGCCTGACTTCAGGCCATCTCAGCACATTCATTACAGCAAATCAGACTTGGATTACACCTTAGACGTAAATCAGGTTTTTGATAATTTATATGCAGGAGATCCGCATGAAGATGAAATCTAAAATGGGCATGGCCGGTGGTCGAAAGACCAAAATGGGTATGGCTGGCGGCAAAAAAACTAAGATGGGTTACGCTGGCGGCAAGAAGACTAAGCTGCCTATGGTTGAGAAGGATGGAGCGATGGTTCCGTTTTTTGCTGCTGATGGCAAAGGCAAAATGAAAGCTGGCGGCATGGTTCCTAAGACCAAAGGCTACTTCAAAGGTGGCAAGACCATGCAGAGCAAAATGGCTACCAAGGGTGGCAAACGCGGCGGCAAAGGCTAATGGCTAACGGAACCACAGGTTCTAAAAAGCGCAGCATGGCTAAGGAGCTTAAAGAAGCTTACGCAAGCGTTCCTAGAGAAGCTGCAAAAGCTGCAAAGCGTTACGCTAAAAACACCAAGCAAATGGTAAAAAAACTACCATCAATGGTTGTTAATGATCCTTTCGTAAAAAACGCAGCCATGATTGCTAAAGATCCGTTTAACTTAGGCGATAAGGCCAAGGTTCCAAGCAAAATGGGCGGCGGTAGAGGCAAATCTAAAGCGTCTAGAAATATGGCTAGTGGTCGTAAGGTCACGGTTGCTAGAGGCTGTGGCGCTGCTAGACCTCAAAAATTTGGGAAAAACGGATAATGGCTGTAGATCGACCATTGCAGACTCCAAGTCCCCTTATGCCGGGGATGGAGGAACAAGCCCTTGAAATAGAGATTGTTGATCCCGAATCCGTATCTATTGCGGCGGGTGGCGAAACCATTTTTGAGTTTGACGAAGACGATCTTGGCGAAGTTCAGATACCGCATGACGCCAATCTTGCTGAGTTTATTGAAGATGGCGATCTAAGCGGCATTGCAAGTGATCTTGTAGGCGCTTTCCGTGCTGACAAAGACAGTCGATCTGATTGGGAACGGTCTTACATTGAAGGGTTAGACCTTCCTGGCCTCAAACATGAAGAAAGATCCACTCCTTGGGATGGCGCTTGTGGCGTTTTTCACCCATTGCTTACTGAATCTGTAATTAGGTTCCAGTCTCAGGCGATCCAAGAGCTTTTCCCGGCAAGTGGGCCTGTAAAAACATCTATTGTCGGCAAAATAGATGATGAAAAAGAGAAGCAAGCACACAGAGTTCAAGACTATTTGAACTATATGCTGACCGAAAAGATGACCGAGTATCGTTCTGAGACAGAGCGGATGCTTTTTTCTCTACCTTTAGCGGGTAGTGCATTCAGAAAGGTGTATTACGACCCATCAATGGGCCGACCTTGCAGCATGTTTGTGCCTGCGGAAGAGTTTGTTGTCAGTTATGGCGCTTCCGATCTAGAAACTTGTGAGCGTGCTACTCACATAATGAAAAAAACTAGTAATGAAATCAGGAAGTTACAGATTTCCGGGTTTTATGCAGACGTTGATATAGGTGATCCAGCCTCATCGTCTATGGATTCGGACAGAATCAAAAGCAAATACAATGAATTAACGGGTGACGAGCCTAGTTACGACGGTGACAGCCGACACACTCTCCTTGAGATGATGGTTGACCTTGATCTTGAGGGTTTTGAAGATATGGACGGGGGAGAAGCTACAGGAATCGCGCTTCCATACGTTGTTACAATAGATTTATCGTCCAGAACAATCCTCTCAATCAGACGAAACTGGTATGAAGAAGACGAGCGTAAGCTAAAGCGCCAGCATTTTGTGCATTATCAGTACATGCCGGGGCTTGGGTTCTATGGATTTGGTTTAATTCACATGATTGGTGGCCTAGCCAAGTCTGCAACGTCTTTGTTGCGCCAACTTGTGGACGCTGGCACGTTAGCAAACCTTCCGGGCGGCCTAAAATCTAGAGGATTGCGGATTAAGGGCGATGACACGCCAATTATGCCGGGAGAGTTCCGTGATGTGGATGTTCCGGGCGGCACAATCCAAGATAACATCCGATTTTTGCCCTACAAAGAGCCAAGCACGGTTTTATACCAGCTTATGGGCGATATCGTAGAGGAAGGACGCCGTTTTGCCTCTGCTGCTGATGTAAAAGCAGCCGATATGAACGCAGAAGCGCCTGTCGGCACTACATTGGCGATCATGGAGCGGTCAATGAAGGTGATGAGCGCGGTTCAAGCGCGATTACACGCCTCCATGCGTACCGAACTGCGTCTTTTGTCGAATGTAGTGAAGGATTTTGGGCCTCAAGAGTATCCATACGACGAAGAAGGGCCAGCGTTAACCCGCGAGGACTTTGATGACCGCGTGGACATCATTCCTGTTAGCGATCCAAACGCAGGGACGATGGCTCAAAGGATTATGCAGTATCAAGCTGCGCTCCAGTTGGCTCAACAATCGCCTGATATGTACGATATGCCACTCCTGCACAGGCAAATGCTTGAGATACTAAACATTAGGGATGCAGACAAGATTGTGCCTGTAGAGGGCGATATGCAGCCCACAGACCCAGTTTCAGAGAACATGAACATAATCAACGGCGAACCCGTCAAGGCGTTTATCTACCAAGACCATGAAGCTCACATAACGGCCCACAGGTCTTTAATAGAAGATCCCAAGATTATGGAGGTCATGTCAAAAAGCCCCAACGCCAAGCAGGCAGGGGCCGCCCTCGCTGCACACATACAAGAACACTTGGCGTTCCAGTACAGAATGGAAATCGAAAAGCAGCTTGGTGTCGAGTTGCCGTCGCCTGATACCCCATTACCAGAAGATATTGAGTATCGTATATCCAGACTGGTTGCTCCTGCGGCTGAACAGCTTAAAGGCAGGAATCAGCAAGAGGCACAAGCCAAACAAGCTCAACAGCAAGCGCAAGATCCTATTGTGCAGATGCAGCAAAAAGAGTTACAAATCAAAGAGTTGCAAGCTCAGACCAAAGCACAAGCCGAAATGGCTAAAATACAGCTTGATATGCAGAAGGCCGCAGACAACTCGCAGATACAAAGACAGAGGCTTGATCAAGAAAACCGCATAGCGCAAGCCAAACTAGCGGCAAGCATCTCTGAAAATAACTCACGCGAAGAATTAGAAGATAGGCGCATTACATCTAAAGAGCAGTTAGAGGGCTTTAAGATTGGCCGTGAAATAGCTAAGGACTTGCAGGGTGAATAGTGTATCCTCTGTGAACAGCTTTGAGTATTACAGGCAAGCATTGCGTAGTCAGATGAACGAGTACGCAGACCACATTAGCGGTGGCGCGTGTAAAGATTATAGTGAATACTCAAAGTGTGTAGGAATTATTGAAGGTTTAGCCATAGCAGAGCGAGAGCTTTTAGATATGCAGGCTAAAGCTGAGGAAGATTACTCCGCATAAGCGGTGCAAGCGACTCTGGACGCTTTTTTCCAGTGCAAAGGAATACTAATGAGCGAATCATTAGCAATAAACGATGACGAGAGTTCGCAAGAAGACGAACAGTCACGCAAAGCAAAACAGTTGCCTCAACCCAGAGGCTACAAAATACTTATTGCTTTACCACAACCCGAAGAAAAAACAGCGGGTGGCATACTCAAAGCTACCGAAACGCTGCATAACGAAGAAATAGGATCAATCGTAGGTATGGTTTTGGCTCTAGGGCCAGATGCGTACAGCGACAAACAGCGGTTTCCGTCTGGGCCGTCCTGTAAGGAAGGCGATTTTATTTTGATGCGTTCTTATTCTGGAACCAGATTTAAGGTTCACGATAAAGAGTTCCGTTTGATCAATGACGATAGCGTTGAAGCCGTTGTAGAAGATCCACGGGGGATTGTTAAGGTATGAGCGAATTGCAAGAAAACGCAGAATTTCAAGAATCTTCTGCTGAAGAAAAGTTTTTTGGTGTCAAGACAACTATTGGCCGATCTCAAGATAACGAAGAGGCTGAAACTAGTTCTGAATTAGAGCTAGAGATTGTTGATGACCGCCCGGAAGAAGATCGTCGCGCACCCAAGATTGAGTCATCTGACGATGATTCCGATGACGATGAGCTTTCAGGTTACAGTGAGCGTGTACAAAAACGTATAAACAAGCTTCGATACGAGCAAAATGAAGAACGCAGGCAACGTGAAGCGGCTGAGCGTTTGCGAGAAGAAGCTGTAAGTTACGCTCAAGCAGTTACCGCAAAGAACAAAGAATACGAATCTTTGATCAATCGCGGTGAAGCGGCGTTGATAAGCCAGATAAAAGATAAAGCTCAGTTAGCCCTTGAGTCTGCAAGAGAGCAGTACAAGAAGGCTTATGAAGAGGGCGACACGGATAACGTGGTAGCTGCTCAAGAAGGGCTTATGAGGGCGCAATCAGAGCTTACAGAGGCAAGTAAGTACGAGCAGAACCTAGCTAAAAAGCCAGTGTCTGTTCCAGAAGATGCGTACCAGCAACAGGTTTATCAGCAACAGTTAGCAAGGGAACAGCAGTTTGCTCAGCAGCAAGCTCAGCCAACAGTTGAGCCACAGGCTCAGGAGTGGGCAACAAACAACCCTTGGTTTATGCATGATGGCTATGAAGAGATGACTAGCACTGCATATGGTGTTCATACGGCCTTAGTTAAGAAAGGCGTGGCACCTAACTCAACGGAATACTTTCAAACCATAGACGCAACTATGCGTCAACGGTATCCAGACTTTGATTGGCAGGATTCAAGCGATACAGATGGTCGTAGCGCGTCCGTGACTGCCAGTCAGCCTTCGTCGGTGGTGGCACCCTCCTCAAGGAGTAACGGTGCTAAACCGCGCAAAGTACGGCTAACGGCCAGCCAGATTGCTCTCGCCAAGCGTATCGGGCTTACCAATGAACAGTACGCAATGCAACTCATCAAGGAGGGCAAACAGTGACTGAAGAGCGCACCCCAAGAGAAAACGAGACGCGAGAAGCGTCTGCAAGACCTAGTGATTCATGGATTCCAGCTTCTATTCTGCCTGATCCCAAACCGCAAGACGGTTGGGTGTTTCGGTGGGTAAGAACTAAAACTCTTGGTGAATCAGATAATGTTCATGTGTCTAGAATGTTTCGGGAAGGTTGGCAGCCTGTAAAGGCTGAGGATCATCCTGAGCTTATGCTTTCTTCTGATGTTGGATCTCAATTTGAGGGCAACATAGAAGTCGGTGGCTTGCTTCTATGCAAGGCTGATAAAGCCAAAATGGATGCTCGTACTAAACACTTTGAACAAGTAGCTGATAACCAGATGCAGTCCGTGGACAATAATTTCTTGCGCGAAAATGACCCTCGTATGCCATTGCTCAACCCAGAGCGAAGCACACGGGTGTCTTCATTTGGTAAGGACTAACCTCTGGCAAGGGGTTGGTTGATTAACTTGAGGAGGCCATTATGGCTACCGTTGCAACCCCTATGGGTGCTGAACCAGTTGATACCTTAAGTGCGAGCGGCTCGTTTACGGGCAAGATTCGTCACATTAAGATCGCCAATGCTTACGCAACTGCTATTTTCTATGGCGATTTCGTAAAATTGGTTGCTGCTGGCACCGTTGAAAAAGCCGCTGTAACAACTTCTGTTGCTGCTGGCACCGTTGGTATCTTTGTAGGCTGCGCTTATACAGATCCCAGCACAAACCAGATGACGTTTAACCAACAATTCCCAGCATCAACTGCTGCTGATGACATTGTTGCTTACGTTGTTGACGATCCTAAGTTGTTGTTCCGTATGCAAGGTGATGAGGCTATTGCTCAAACCGGACTTGGAAACAACATCTCAGCGGTTAGCACTGCTGGATCAACCTCAATTGGTCGAAGCAAGAACGCTCTAGACGGCGGTTCTATTGCTACGACTAACACCCTACCACTGCGTGTCGTTGATTTCGTAGATGGCCCAACAAGCACCGTAGGTGATGCGTTTACAGACTGCATCGTTACCTATCTGCCTTTGAGCCACGCTTACGAAACCAAGCTCGGCGTTTAAGGAGAATTAGGCAATGGCAATTTCAAGAGCGCAAATGCTTAAAGAACTCCTGCCGGGGCTTAACGCTCTGTTTGGTTTGGAGTATGAAAAATACGAAGACGA